TTTGTTTTTTAATTTACCCCATGAAACCCACTTAATTTAGGTGGGTTTTGTGTTTCATATCATTTTTTTTCGTTTAAAAACCCTAATGTTTACAAGGGTTTTAAAAATAAATTGAAAATAATTGAAAATAAATTAGGTTTATATTAATTAATTATATTAAATTTGTTGAAACAAAAACGAAAAGATATGACACCAAAAGAAAAAGCAAACGAATTAGTTTACAAACATTTTGATTTTGTCGAAGCGTGGAGCGTTTCAAATCAAATTGAAAACGCGAAACAATGCGCGTTAATTACAGTTAACGAAATTCAACTTTATTTAGATGAGGTTATGTTACCGAATCCATTCGATCAGTATTTAAACCAAGTAAAAACAGAAATAAAAAAAATAACAGCATGAAAAATTATTATTGGAAAACAAAAGACGGTCAAAAAATAAATATTGATGATATGGATATAAACCATTTACGGAACGCGTTAAAAATGATATTTAGAAATATTAAAGCTAACGAGCAAAAAGCAAAATCAAGGCTTAAATTTCAATTAAACGGCGATATTGCACAGGATCATTTTAATCAAATGCAAGACAAAGAATATTACGACGAAGTAAATTTATATGATAATTAAAATTAAAAATAACGCTATGAAAAAACCAGCAGTAAATACTTTTATTCCGTTAAAACCTAATTTAATGTATATGATTAGGAAATGGAGATCAAAAAACACGAAGTACGAAAAAAGCGGATCGTTCAACGTGGAATTATATTTGGATTATTTAGCAGTTATAAACGATTATACTACAAAATGAATCCACAAATAAATAAACGTAGAGTAAAAGAAGTTAACATATCTTTGGAATACACGCACGAAGTCGATTTAAGGCGCATTTTAGCCGTTTTAAGCGATTTAATTAGTCAAGGCAATGAAATGTATTCGGGAGATTTTAAAAGCCTTGAAAACGAGGAAATAATTAATCGATTTAACTTCGTTCAATTTTACCCGGATTTAATCCACGAAAGTAAAGAATCGGAAATTAACGGAGAATTAAAATTTGTAATAAAAAGTAAAATTAATTAAGATGAAAGTACCAAAATTTAAAGCGGATCAAATCTATAAAAGCGCAATATATTTGCATGGATTAGAAACAGGAAAAAACGAAGCGTTAAATTCAGCAATTGCAATTAAAGCGTTAGCACCTTTTGAGGAACAGGAATTCTGGAGTAACGTAATTTCCGAAATAGAAAAAAAACACGCATGAAGTATTTAATTTATTTTTGCTATTTTATTGTCATTAGTTCAATTTTAGCAGTAATTCACTTAATTTATTTAATATGTACGATAGAATAATTTATTTTGGATGGCTTTTAGTGGCGTGTGCTGCATTAATTACGTTAGTTTATATAGTTATATAGGAATGAAAGTAAAACGCAATTTAACACGGTTTGAAAGTCACAAAATGTTTGTGTTAATTAAATATTCGCAAAGGTATTGGATTAAAAGAATTAAAAAATTTTATGTAAATAATGAATTTGATTAAAAAATAATTTGTATATTTGCAAACAGTTCGGGCAGGAACGTATAAAGAATTTATTATAGCGCTTTTAAATTAGTAGGACTGCCCTCCGAAAGTTTAAAGGCGTTTTTCAATTTAGGGCAGTAATGATAAACAAAAAAGAATTTATTAAGGTTAACATTGAAGACCTTATTTATGCAAAAGAATTTTTCGATAATGTTTCGGATTATTCTTTATGGTTATATGCGGTTACCGAGTATTACCAAGGCAAAGAAATTGTAATTAAAAAGAAAATTGTAAAAAAATATTTCGATAATTACAAAAAGACAATGAATATTGTAATACAAGCAAAAGAATTTGGTAAAAAAGGTGCGTTAAAAAGGTTTGAAAATCAAGAAGTTAATGAATATACCCTTATAGACCCCCTACCAAACCCCCTATCAAACCCCCTTGATGAGACCCTAACAGTAAATAATAAAGAAGTAAATATAAATAATAAAGAACATATTGATTTCCAAGCTTTGCTTGAATTTATAAATTCTTGTTTTGGTAGGAATTTTAGAATAATTAATAATTCAATAAAAGATAAATACAAATCGCTATTGAAACAAGGTTACACAAAATTGCAAATAACTGATTCCATAAACAACTGTAAAAACAATGAATATCACAAACAAAATAATTATTTATATTGCACCCCTGAATTTTTTAGTAGATCAGTAATAATTGATAAATATTCGAATGTAAGCAAAACAGACAATTCAAAAGTTTACAATCCAAATATAATCCACGAATAAAATGTATAAAAGATTAAGCGATTTACAGCCGGAATTACATAACATTCGACACGTAAAAAATGTACGTGGAAAGTCAATCGGTTGGGATTTTGAACAATTACCGTACACCGTAAAAGAGGGTTGTACAACCTATATTGGAGCAGCGCCCGCAAGTGGAAAAACAGAAATTTGGTTTGAGTTCCTAATTAATTTAAGTTGTTTACACGATTGGAAACACGTAATTTTTTCACCTGAAACAGGAAGCGCAGCCGAAGTTTATTCAGAACTTTGTCATAAATATATCGGGAAACCGTACACAATAGGCGAATTTTCGATGAGTCAAGGCGAACAAATAACGGCTGAAATGTTTGTAAACGATCATTTTATTGTTGTGGATCCAATTGATGAAGATTTAACCTTAGAAAATTTTTATAAATTAGTCGATGAAATTGAAAAAACGCACGAAATAACAATAAACACCACGACAATTGATCCATGGAATGAGTTAACCGAGGAATATATACAATCAGATTTAGGGCGCGAAGATAAATATTTAAGCAGAATTTTAGGAATGGCCAGAAAAAACGCGCGGAAAACAAAACGCCACAATTGCATAATAAACCACGTTCGGGACCAGGCACCAATTACACAAAACGGACAAACATTTTACCCGATGCCAACAGCGCGCGACTTCGCAGGCGGTCAAGTATGGTTCCGTAAAGGGTTAACGGTTTTAATTCCATGGCGCCCACCGGCCGGATTAGTAGATTCAAACGGTAATGTATATGAAGAAAACGAAGTACATTTGAAAGTAGCTAAAAGCAAGCCAAAAGGGGTTTCAAAAAATGGAATTTATAAAATGTATTTAGACGTTTCAAAATATCAATATTACATGCGCGATAATTTAGGAAATAAAGTTTATGCAAATAGAAAAGATTTAGCAGAAATTAAACCGATTTCAAATCAATTTCCAACAAAACTAAAATTCGAAAACGTACCCGAATTAATGTCAACAAGTGAAAAAATAAGAATAGCAAACGAAAATAATTTACCTTTTTAAAATGAAAATATGATTGAAATGATTAAAAGAAAAGCCGGTTTAAACGTACTTTATTACAGGCTAAAAAACTCGATTGAAGAAATTGAAGAGAAACACCCCGAACGAAATGATATTTTAGAACCGATGCGCGAAAGTTTAAACGAAGTTGCGGAATCAATCCAATACTTTACACATTGCGAGAATGTAACACGCGCAACGAATAGCAGAAACCACGATTTAGAGTTGGAAAATTTAAAGCTCAAACAGGAAAATAAAAGCCTAAATATTCATATTGGAAATCTTATAAATGGATTATGATAAAAATAATAAACAAAGATTTTAGAAATTGTGAAATTCCAACGGGATTAACAATAACAGACCCACCGTACAATCAAGGTTATTCATATAATCAATATAAAGATAGAATGAGTGAAAAAGATTATATTGAATTATTATCTAAAATACCGCTGCCGTGCGTTATTATTCACTACCCAGAGGAAACAATTAATTTATTACCAAAAGCATTAAAAGTAAAATGTGAACAAGTCGTTAGTTGGGTTTATAATTCAAACACAGGGAAACAAAGTAGATTAATTTCGTGGTGGGGTTGCAAACCTGATTTTAACAAAGTTCGACAACCTTATAAAAATTTAAAAGACAAAAGAATAATTAAAAGAATTGAAGAGGGAAAAACCGGAGCAAAATTATACGATTGGTGGGAAATAAACCAAGTTAAAAACGTGTCAAAAGAAAAAACCGCGCACCCGTGCCAAATTCCTGAAGAACTAATAAAAAGAATAATTTTAACAACCGCAAAAGAAAACGATTTAATTATTGATATTTTTGGAGGAAGTGGAACAACCTCAAAAGTAGCGGATAATTTAGGTTTTGATACAATCAGTTACGAAATTGATTCTGAATATTGTGAAATAATAAATAATAGATTAATGAAATGAAAACACGAAAATGTAAGTATTGTAAAAACAGTTTCGAACCGATTGCATTTTTACAAAAAAATTGTTTTGAGCCTGATTGTGTAACGCAGTGGATTCAGGAAACAAAAGAGAAAAATTGGACAAAGCGAAAAGCAAAGTTAAAAGCGGATTTAATGACTTTGAGCGATTACATAAAATTAGCGCAGCAGGTTTTTAACAAATATATTCGACTTCGTGACGCGGGGCAAAATTGTATTTCATGCAATAAACCAGCATTAAAGGAAAACGCGGGACATTTTTACAACGCGAATAACCATTGGAACGTTCGATTTAACGAGGATAACGTCCATTTACAATGTGAATACTGCAATACTTATTTACACGGCAATTTAATCGAATATAGGGAAAATTTAATTACTAAAATTGGATTTTACAAATTTTCTATTTTAAAACATGAATCCGATAAAACGCGCAAATTTTCAATAGATGAGTTAAAAGAAATTATTAGTGTTTACAAGGCAAAAGTAAAAAATATCGAAAAAAAGTAAAAATAATTTAAAATAATTAGGTTTATATTAAAAAGTTATATTACTTTTGTAGAAACAAAAACGAAATATATGAAAGCAGCACAATTTGAAACAGGAAACGTTTACGAAATGAGATTTATTACGGATAGCGATTTACGTACTGAATTTATTTGTACAAAACGAACTGAAAAATCAGTAACTTTTGAAACGTTTAAAACAGCGCACGAAAAAATTACGCGCAAAATCAAAGTTTATGAAGGAGTTGAATACATTTTACATGGTAATTATTCAATGGCTCCATGTATTAAAGCGGATCGAGTAATTTATTAAATTAAAAAAAATGTCAATTACAACTTTCGAAAATTACACGCATGAATTAACAGACCAGGAATTGGAAATTTTACCAATTGTAATTCATGGATTCAGGGCGTATAAAAAAAAGAATCCGATTAAAGCCCAATTAATAGTTACTCGAATGAAT